TTTCGGCTCACTCAAGGGAAGTTGGCTCATCCCCTATGGAAGGGGGTGATGCTTATGACAACATACGAAACAATCTCATTAATGATTGCTTTTGGCATGTTAATTGCCGTATTGTTGTCGCAAAAAGAAAAATAGACTTCCCTTGAGCCCTGCAAAAGCAAAGGGAAAGTCTATTTACTAAGACGCTTTGAGCCAGCCCCTTGAGGGCCGCTTTGTACACCTGACTCGACTGTTAGCCGCAGTCGGGTCTTTTTTTATTTTATGCATTTCTTAAAGAAGAAATACCTTTAAACAAACCACGGATGATAAAAAATGCTGTAGTACCATATTTCAGTAGTATTCTTAGTACTATTCTGGATTCATGGCTATTATAACACACATGTTTTTTGAATAGTACTATCCAATACTTAGATAGTGTCATTCAGTTTTTCCGGAAGATCAAAATCCTCGAAAGTGAACGGCACTTCCTCTTCCAGCGCCTCTGAGTCTACATCTAGCCCCGCAATTTTGGCGGAATCGAAGTTCACATCAAACAGCGTGACACGTTCTGTTCCGCGGCCGGAAGATTTTGGTCATCAAGTACGGCCTGCAACGTGAAATATGGATCTTCTCCCTTTTTCACATAGTTCAGCATCAGATGCACAAATCGTGATGTAACTTTGTAGAACGTGGCTGTTCCTTTTCCATTTGCCCCCGTTGTCTTATGCCCTGTCATACGGCGGCCCATGACATTGACCTCTGCTTTGTTTTTCTCTACATTGGCCTCAAAGGTTTTGATAAAGGCCAATTCTTCCCCATCCAAAAACAGACGGCCTTCTTTTCCTGAAATCGTGTTTTGAGCTTTAAAAGCCATCTTACTTCACCTCCACATTGAAGTAGAATTTTTCAGCTGCGTCAACTGGCTGAACGGCCAGGTCAATCAAGAATCCGTCACGGTCCTCATTCAGCTTGATAGTCAGATCGTTTTCCGAATCAAATCCTATAATCCCGTCACCGTCTTCAAGTGTCGTCAGGTATTGAATGATAAGCGTTTTAACATACTGCAGGCCATCATCAGAAGCGGGGATGTCACTGCCGGTTCCTTTTCTGGATTTAATGAGCGCTTTAAGTTCCCGCGTAAGATCGTTGTTGATCGCATCCAGAACCCGGATGATTTTGTTTTTTGAGAACTTCTTATTTTTCTCGGCCGTAAAGGTCGTGAGAGAATTAATATCCTTTTCAACACTGACAGATTTATCGCGAGCGTCAAACGTGAATAAGAACTCCCCGTTGTTCAACTTCTCAATGACTGTGTCATCATCCAGGCGGTTCAGGACATCCACCGCGTCTTCATATTGAACAAAGGTCAAGGATTGGTTGAAAGAAGCTCCTGCACTTGCCCCGGCAACCCATGCTGTGGCCTGATGTGGTGCAATTTCTGTACCGTCTTCCAACAGCACGCCTTCTGTCACATTGATAATGCCTTCATAATCGCCTTTATAACCGGAAAGGACACCTTGAACCTTGCGCCCCTGCTTATCGCGTAAACGTTGAATAAAGGATACAAATGTGGCTTTCAGCTGCTCACTGTTTTTCACCGGTAATGCGATGGTATCGAAGTATTCTGTTTCGGCTGCCTCCAAGAAATCCATATAGTCTTCATTCGATACACTTTTGTCTGTGCCGCCAGACAACCGGACTCCGGCAGAAGGGTTTAATTTTCCTTCTTCCTTGTCACCTTCAGCCCCTGAAAGCGGAATTGTAATGGTCAGGTCTCCTTTTCCAGTGAAGGTGACATATTGGTTTGACTCGAGTTCCTCTGCCTTAGAAACCGTTTGTTTATCGACTTCAGACTGATTAAAGAACGTAGTGACATCATATTTTGAAGAATCCAGGACATTCTCGCTGACTTGAATAATAATGTCATTGCCCTTTGTGCCGCCATAATTGGCTGTAGCTTTTACACCTTCACCAATATCACCCGTAGCCCGATTTCCTTCATTCAGGCGATACAAGAGAACCGTCTGTGCTTTTTTCTTAGCCTCTCTGAAAAGGAGGAGGGTTGGATCATCAATTGGCAGGCCGACTTTCTTATTCAGGTCCTCAATGCTTGAAATTGAAATGAACTTTTTCGCTTCTCCCCAGCTTGTTTTAACAGGAACAGCCGCAATCCCGCGCTCACCAAGAGAAACACGTTCCTGGGCTGTCGTTTTGAAATTAAAATAAATGCCGGCACGTTCCTTCTCCTTGCCGGGCGTAAATGTTCCGCCATTCATTTAGTTAGCCTCCTTCCGAAGAAATTCGCGAATGCGTTTCTTCGCTTCTGTTTTTGTCACTTGCTTCTGATCTAAACCAAAAAGAGCACCGTCCAGAACTTCAGGTTTAACCCCAAATAGCTCTTTACTGTGCTCCCGTAAGTCTTGAATATGAAAAAGAGATTCAGGGCGGCGCGTGGCAGTCAGTCCCTCAACCTCTTCATTTTTTGCTTTCTTTGTATCCACTTATTTCACCCCGCTTGTAAAATCAAAATTTTGAATAGCTGGCTTTTCATCTCTTTTGTACCAATATCGGCTGTTCCATTGAACAACCAACACAGCGACCCCTTTATCAGATATTCGTGATTCTATCCGATTGATTCGCAAAGATTCCCCCGTCTCCGTTCCTTCAGTATCAACGAGAGGAATCGTGCTGCGCCTTTCACGTACAGCCTCCGCGATCTTCTCAGCTTCATCGTGGGCCTGTTGTGAATCCTTATGAAATAGCTTCACATTGAGGCTGTACGTTTTCATATACGTTGATACGGTGTCATTCCCATCCGCTACGGAAGGCGGCGGAAAATAGAGAGACGGGGTTTTAATTTGAATAGGGATCTCCCGGTCATATATTTGGACGGGAAACACCCTATAAAAGAAGTTCATAATGGACCCGACTTCATCGTTCAAGCCATCACCACCTTTAGAATTCATCCAGCCATTCCTGAAGTTTGCGGTCTAAACTTTTTTCAAACATTCGCTCAAAGATCACCAGGGCATTGTCCCAGAACCCGGATCCGTCAATCCATTGAAACTTCAGCAGCATTCCGGTTTCCGCAGCGGGATCATAATCAAAGCGGTCACCTTTCCATCGCCCAGGAACCCACCGGCGGTCGAGGTTCTTTGATGGATCAATTGTAAAGTGCCCGTCGTTTACAAAAGAAGCGTATTCCAAATTGGTCCCTACATCCAATGTCAGATTGCCAGCGGTCGTAGAGAAAATATTGTCTGCGTCACCCTTCTCAAAGGAGTTTAACAGGCGGCGCGTTTCGACGGTTTCAGTTTTCATAATTTCATCTTGAACAATATCCAAAAACTCATACCCCATCGCCTCAAGCCAAAGCTCATATTGACTTTGAAGCCCTCCGTCAATTACTTCATCGAGTGCCTGAATAAATTCATCCAAGCCGTCAATTCTCATAGGTTGTCACTCCTGACTGCTGTCACTTCAATGTGATGATTTTTAATTTTTCTTGGCTTCTGTAGCTTATAAGAAGTTCCTTCCCAAATCACTTTGTCATTCAGTCGAATATCCGCTGAGGCTGGAAAATGAACAAGAAAGGAGTGAATGATCAATGTATTCGGCTCCTGCTGCACAACGGATTGATTTTTCTCCGTAAAGTAACAAGCTTGATCTAAAATATCCGGTTCATCGGGATAAGAGAATTCTGGCTGGCCATCCTGAACTGGAACACCATATCGGGATTCCGCCGGCTGTTCCTCTTTTAGATGGTAGATATCACAACGGTGTGTTAAGAGCTGGCTGTAGCTCATAACGCCCTCACCCTAAGGAGAACAGATCCTTTATCATCAGGTGGGACATTTGGATCCTCAACGAAGTCTTTTAATAGATTTTCGACCTCTGGCTTTTGAATGGTCTGACCGTCTCCAAGCGTATAGGAATAGTCTCCGATTTTTTCAGATTTATAGCCTTTGACGATAGATTCATCAGAATTGATCAAGGCGAAATATTGCGCCATCTTTAATAAGGCAAGCTTGACCTTTTCCGGCAGCGGCTGATATTTCTCATCAGAAAAATTATGCCCGACAATGCTTTGAATCTCGGTTTCAGCCTCTAAAATATCATGCTGAAGCAGATCCTCAGGCCGAGCCTTTACCGTATCGAAAACAGAATAGGCAATTACTTCGTCAGGAGTGATCAGCATGACCCGTCACTCCCCTTGTTTCTGCAGGATGAAGGCAATCCTTTCATCTGCGTTTTTGAACGTTGCAGGATCGCCGCCAAGATCGGAAATAATGTCCTCTTGCCCTGCCTTCGTCATGCCTCGCAATTCTGATTCTGTGTATGTTTTTGAAGCAGGCGACGCCGCTGATGTTTTAGCGGCCGTTTCCTCTTCCTTCGATTCGCCGCTGTCTTCTGCGCCATCCTCCTTGGACTCGCCGCCAGTCTCGGGGTCTTTTTTCTCTTCTTTTTCTTTGATCAATTTGCAATCAAACTGTTCATTGTCTTTAAGATAGAGATACACCGATTTCTTGACGTCTCGCTCTGTACCCAGGGTAAAAACATGGTCCATGACATCGTAAGTTTTCCCTTTAATCAGTTGCGCTTTATAGGTATCAGCCATGCGTCTTCACCTACTCTTTGACCTTGATGATTTTGGCTACCGCGTCCTCTTCCTCAAACACACTGTCCAGTTTTGCAGTCAAAACAATAATGAACTTTCTGCGGCGGATA